ATAAGTAAAAATAATAGTATCATATTTGATTTCGAAGAACGATATATTAAATTATTATTTTTTACTCCAGTGGACTATAACGATGAAACTGGATTATTAGCTACAACAGAAAAATATAAATCTAGTAAATTTTCTGGATTATATCGAATTCTAAGAGTTGAAAACGCTTTCTATCGTGGAAGATTTGAACAAACATTAGATTTAATTCGATTGTTTGACCAACCCGGGGATATTAAAAATAATAAAAAGCCAGAAAGGGGAGAAGAAACTCGATCAACTGTTAGACCTGCCACTGAAAAATCCTTGACCGGTCCAACTAGTCAAACTAATACCGGAGAACGGTTTGATGTCGCAAGAACATCGGCCGGTACAGGTAGTCAAGGACCCACTGGGGCACAGAATGTAGCATTGTTGGCAGCAGCATCGGGCAATACTCCACAGAATTTTCAGGATTTGGCATCAGACCCTAACACAAACTATAACGAAACTCCACCTACACCAGGGGTGACCGATCAGGATAAATTAGAAGCAATTCGTATACAAAATCAATCAAACAATATTGATGCTATTACCCCCGAACAGGTAGCTAACAACAGAAGATTAAATGATAGATTATTACAGAGATTTGGCTTTCTAAGAGCTGACCAAATTGAGCCACCATCACAAGAAGATTACGCCAATGCAGGATAAAAAATGAGTCACGATAAAAAAATTAGTAATAAACCGGCTGATTTTAGTAGAACCGATTTAAGTTCTATTAGATTAGATTTTGGTGTCTATATTGGTATAGTTAAAAATAATTACGACGAAACTCGAAAAGGTCGATTGGAAGTATGGATACCTGATTTAGGCGGCGACGAAAATAATGAATCTTATTGGCGACCTGTTGGATATGCTAGCCCATATATGGGTAGTACATACCTAGAAACTAATCGTAGTAAAGCAACTACATTTAATACTGTTAATCATACTTACGGTATGTGGATGATACCGCCTGATATTGGGTCTCAGGTACTGGTTACTTTTATCAATGGTCGACCAGATAAAGGATATTGGTTTGCATGTATTAGTCCTCATTACAGTCATAATATGATGCCTGCATTGGCATCTTCCACTAATTGGGGAGAAAATAATGTTTTTAACGAATTACCATCTGACATTCAAAAACAAACAATTACAGGACAATCTTATCCTAGTTTGGAATTTAACGAAAATGATCCTAATCTACGACAACCCGGATTTCAAAATAAAAATGAAAGACCACTACACAGAGAACAATTTGCAAAATTAGTAAATCAAGGTCTAGAAAATGATCCTGTACGTGGAACCACAACCAGTAGCAGCCAACGAGAATCACCTAGTTATGTGTTTGGTATTAGTACCCCGGGAAGACCTGATCCTGATTTTAAAGATAACCAGGAGTTGCTTAAAAAAATAACTGAAAATACTGCCAGAGCCAATGATTTTATAGTATCTAAAAGAAAAGGTGGGCATGTATTTTTAATGGATGACGGAGATACTCAAGGTAATGATCAACAAATTAAATTAAGAACAGCCGGTGGTCATCAGATTGTAATGCACGATTCTGGTAATACAATGTATATTTCTAATAGTAATGGCAGTGTATGGATTGAATTAAGTAACAGTGGACAACTACACATTTTTTCTTCTGATGGTGTTAACGTAAGAACACAGGGCGATTTTAATTTACATAGTGATAGAGATATTAATCTTAATGCCGGTGGTAGTATTAATTTAAAAGCCGCCAATAATATTAAGATGGAATCTCAGACTACAACAATGGCCAGTATTGCTAGTACCACTGTATATGCTGCTAATATAGAAATGTTAGCTAATCAAGATTTAAAAGGTCAAGGTAAGATATACTGGAATTCAGGAGCACCAATTAATGTACCTTCTGAAATTCCAGTAAAAGAACTCAGCGATACTAAAATAGATCCCAATACACAAACATGGCGTAGTGTTGAGAAAGCACTTTCAAGTATTGTTAGTATAGCTCCTACCCATGAACCTTATTCAAGAAAATCCGGTACAACAGTGACGCCCACTCGGCCACCATCACCATCTAACCCGATTTCGAGTTCTGCATCGGGCGGTGTCACAGATAATAGTGCAGTAAATGAATCTGACCCCAATGCACCAACTTTATCCTCGATTGAATGTGCTGTATCAAATCTAACCAGTGGGTCTGGTGGAGTTGTATTGGATGGATCAGGTAATCCTGTGGGAACTGGGTCAGCTACTCTTGATAGTGGTCCCAGTTCTGCAGCAGGAAAACCAGTTAAAAGCAAATTAGAAAAATCTAAACTAACACAACAACCCGTTCCACAAAATGGTATAGGTCCTTTATCGGTCAGTGAAGTAAGAGCTTTAATGGCACAATTAGGATGGAAAGAAAGTTCTTGGAACTATTCAGCAGTGAATACATTTGGATTTTCAGGAAAATATCAATTTGGTGCTGCTGCATTAGTTGATCGTGGATATATCTATAAAGATTACTATGATAAACACAAAAATGCTGCACTAACAATTGATAATGCCTGGACAGGTAAAAACGGAATTAATAGCAGGGATAATTGGTTAGCTAATACTACTATACAGGAACAAGTAATGTATGAGCAGCTAACAGCTAATTATCAACAGTTGGTTCGTAACAATGGTATAAAAGAAGGCGACGATAAATGCACTATAGGCGGAATGTTGTGTGTAGCGCATTTGTTAGGTCCCAATAAAGGTACTAGTCGTGCACCGGGCGCAGTCTCTTGGAGAACAACTGGTAATGGCAATGATGCGTATGGTACCAGTGGTACTGATTATTATAATATGGGCAGATATGCAATTGATGTATTAGCCAACGGAGCGTAATTATGACAATATATAGAGGGTTTAGTACTAAAAACAAAAATAAAAATTTTAAGTTAACTGATTATGAGTTAATTAAACAAGATTTAATTAATCAGTTTAACACAAGAAGAGGTGAAAGAGTAATGAATCCTGATTTTGGTACTAATATCTGGGATTTATTATTTGATCCATTCACTGAAGAACTTAAAACTTCTATTCAGGATGATATAGTAAGAATAGCTAGATCAGATCCAAGGATTGCAATTGAACAAGCCACAATTACAGATTATCAGCATGGTATTCAAATTGAATTAGAAATACGAGTAGTAGACACTAATCAATTAGATACTATGGTATTAACTTTTGATCAACGATTAGCACCGACAATTTAAACAAATAAATATAGTATTAAATTCTGGAAATTAAAATGGCAATAACAACTAGACAAAATAGAACTTTAGCCGCCGAAGATTGGACAAGAGTCTATCAAAGTTTTCGTAATGCTGATTTTCAAAGCTATGATTTTGAAACATTACGCAAAAGTATGATAGATTATATCAGACTTAATTACCCAGAACATTTTAACGATTACATTGAGAGCAGTGAATATATTGCATTAATAGATTTAATTGCTTGGTTAGGTCAAAATCTTGCATTCAGAACCGATTTAAATGCCAGAGAAAATTTTATAGATACTGCAGAACGTCGTGATAGTGTACTAAAATTAGCCAAACTTATTAATTACAATCCTAAAAGAACTATTAGTGCCAGTGGATTATTAAAAATAGATAGTATATCAACCACTGAGTCTGTTATTGACAATGATGGAATTAATCTTGCTAACTTATCTATATCTTGGAATGATAACAGTAACGAAAACTGGTTAGAACAATTTAGAACTATTATTAATTCTGCACTAATCAACAGTCAAATTATAGGTAAGCCTGGTAATACACAAACAATAGCTGGAGTACGCACAGAAGAATATAGCGTAAATTTAAGCAGTACTCAAGAACCTATAATTCGATTCACTGAAACAGTTAACGATATTCCGATGAATTTTGAAGCAGTTAGTGCTACTAGTATCGGGCAAGAATACTTGTATGAGCGTGATCCAATATTGGGTCAAAACTTTAATTTACTTTATCGTAATGATAATCTCGGTAATAACAGTAGCAATACTGGATTCTTTGTAATGTTTAAGCAAGGACAATTAGTTAATATCGATCTGGCCCTCAATGAGTCTTTACCTAATCGAACAGTTAATATCGAAGTCAATGATATAAATCAAGATGATCAATGGTTATATCAATTAAATTCTTCGAATACAGAAAGTATTGCCTGGGTAAAAACCTCAACAATAAATGGGGTCAATGTTATTTACAATAAAAGTTTGAATAGAAATATCTATCAAATTAATAGTAGAGCCAACGATCAAATTACTTTAGTATTCGGTGATGGTAGTTTTGCTAATATACCCACAGGTAACTTTAGATTTTTTTATAGAATAGCCAATGGCTTAACTTATAGAATTAGCAGTCAAGAATTACAAAATGTTATTTTAACTTTAAATTATGTTAGCAGAAATAATCGAGTTGAAACATTAACCATGAGAGCTAGCTTGAAGTATACTGTAAACAATGCTTCAGCTAGAGAAACACTAACAGAAATTAAAACTAAAGCACCACAGCAATATTATACTCAAAATAGAATGATATCAGGAGAAGATTATAATATCTATCCCTATACGGCCTATTCAAATATTTTAAAAGTTAAAGCAGTAAATCGAACTAGCAGTGGTATTAGTCGTTATTTAGAAATGATTGATGCATCGGGCAAATATAGTAGAACCAATATATTTGCTCAAGACGGAATAATTTATAAAGATACGACACTTATTTCGTTGACATTTAGTTTTAGTTTCAGTAATGAAGTGGATACATTTATACGAAATACTCTAGTAGATCAGTTATCCGATCCTTCGGTATTACATTTTTATTATGAAAATTACAATCCAGTAACAATTTCCGATTTAGTTTGGACTAGTATAACTGTGGATAGCAATTTAAATACCGGTTATTTTGTTAATAATGCTGTACCGCCGGTAATACAAACTATCGGGTCAGGTGGTCTGGCATCAATAAAAACTGGAAGTATTTTAGAAATTACTGCACCTACTGGCAAATTTTTCAACGCACAAAATAGACTCATTGATGGCTCTCCAATTAACCGTGGTGAAAAAACTGTTTTATATGTTAAAATATTAAGTGCCACCGATGGTTTAGGAACCGGTGATGGAAAAAAGACCAATGGGTTAGGTGCAGTTGCTATTAATAATTCAATTCCAACTGGTGCATTAGTCACTAATGCGATTACTTCGTTTTCTAATACTCTCAGCGAATCGGTTATCTCTGATATTAAAGATCAGGTCGCACTCAATACTACTTTTGGTTTAGTATACGATAATACTACCGAAACTTGGGCAGTTGAAACTACATCAGATCCCGATGCTGAATTCGATATAGGTGATTCCAGCGCCAATTGGTTAGTTTTATTTGAACATCAAGTAAATTCCAATGTTTATTTGGTAAAATTCAGAGTTACAAAATATATTTTCGAAAGTGAAAGAGAAACTAATTTTTATTTTGACAGAGATCAAAGAATATATGATGCTCGCACAGGCAATATAATTAAAGATCAAATAAATGTACTAGAAATTAATACTGACCCGATTACACAAACAACTTACGAGACCGATATGATATGGAATATCTATGATAATGTAATCGAAATTGACGGATATCAGAATCCTAAAAAAGTTTTAATCACCTATGCCGATTTAGACAATGATAGTATTCTTGACAATCCTTATTTGTTTACTAAAATCGTAAGACCAGGTCAAACCGGTGTTAAAGATAGTGTGTTTTTCAAAGCCGATACCACATACGAAAGTTTCATTGAATATGTTCCAGTTAGAAATCAACTAGTGGCAGTGGATTTTAATTATCTAGATCAAGTACGAAATGCTAAAAATCTTTATCCTATAGGCCAACTATTTTATACAAATCTCGAAACTAATAAATTTCATCAATTGGTATTGGTAGGCAATACTAGAGATGTTATACCTCTTTCGGGGTATAAACGATACGAAGGCCGAGAGGGTCTTTATTTTCAATATCAACACAATGCCAGTAACTATAAACGTATAGATCCCAGTAATACAAATATTATCGATTTATATATTTTAACTAAAAATTATAACACAGATTTTCAGTCTTGGTTAAGAGATACTACCGGAGTAGTCCAAGAGCCCGAATTACCTACCACCGATCAATTAAATAACGAGTTTACTGATTTAGATAATGTAAAAAGTATCAGTGATAGTTTAATATTAAATCCGGCTAAATTTAAACCATTGTTTGGAAACAAAGCCGAGCCTGCATTAAGAGCTACATTTAAAGTAGTTAAAAACACAAATATTTCTATTAGTGATAATGAAATAAAAACCAATCTTATATCTGCTATTAATAGCTTTTTTGATATTGAAAATTGGGATTTTGGCGAAAGTTTTTATTTTACTGAATTGAGTGCTTATTTACATTCAGCACTATCCCCTAATGTTGCTAGCATTATTATAACTCCTAACAGTGCTGACAGCGAGTTTGGTGATTTATTTCAAGTTAATGCTGAACCTTTTGAAATAATTACTAGTTCAGCTACAGTCGATAATGTTGAAATTATACCCAGTGTCACTGCAGCACAAATTGGCCGTATTTTATAATGGTAAATAACTAGTAAGAGATATTAAATTTCTTACTAGTTTACCTAATAATACTAATATGGCTACCAGCAAATCTTTAGAATTTTTACCCAATTATCTCAGAACAGAATACAACAAAAGATTCTTTAGTTCTACACTAGATAAATTAATTACCGAACCCAGAACTAAAAAATTCAATGGGTTCATTGGTCGAGAATTTGCTCCTGTTTATCGTACCGGTGATCAATATATTCAGGAAGATACCGAACAACGAAATAATTATCAACTTGAACCATCGGTAGTAATATCTAACCAAAATAAGGAAGTTGAATTTTTTTCTAGCTATACTGATTTATTACAAAAAATAAATTATTATGGTGGTATAACTACAAATCATTCAAGATTATTTTCAGCACAGGACTATAACTATAACGGAAGATTTGACTTAGACAAATTAGTTAATTTCAGTCAATATTATTGGTTACCAAATGGTCCAACACCAGTGGAAATCGGATTTGGATTCGTTCCATCAACTAATACATTCCAAATTGATTTTGTTCAGAATAACTATCTTGTAAATGATAATATAGATAAAAATCCTGAGATTGTATTACGAAGAGGTGGCACTTATACATTTGATATAACTCAGTCTGAAGGTAATTTCTGGATTCAAAGTGAGCCCAGTCAAACAGGATTTAGTACCACTAATAAAAATCAATCTGTTAGATTAGGTTCCACTCAGGGAGTAGTTAATAACGGAGTATCCACTGGTACAGTTACATTTAATATTCCGGAGAAAAATGCCCAGGACACATTTTTGTCAATGCCGTCGAGTGGAGATGTAAATCTTGTAGTTGATTTAAAATATAATCAAATTCAACACAAAAAATTCACTGATTTTATAGCCGACAATGGATATATAGATGAGTATAAAGGTAACTTATTAAACAAATTAATTATTTTTATAAATCAAACTGTATACGGTGATTCTGATTGGACCGGCGATTCGATTCCGGGAAATCCGGGTGCGTTAGTTCCACTCAACGAAAGAACCGGAATCTATAGAATAACATTTGTTGATGTATCTGGTGAAGATTATATTAAGTTAGAATTAGTTACTACAGTATCCGATTCTACCAGTATACAAATTACCGAAGGTGAAAATTATAGTGGTCTTAAATTCTATCGAAGTGGTAATTTTTATCAACCATTTCCTCTTGTAACAGCTAATGAAGATTTTTTGTATTATCAAAACTCATCGGCCTCAGGATATGGAAAAATACGCATTGTGGATGTGGGATTTAGTACTATTGATGTAGAGTCGGAAATATTAGGAAAGCTTAACTATACAAGTCCAAATGGTGTAAAATTTACTAATGGTTTAAAAGTAAGCTTAGACGAATATTTTAGTCCAGCCAGTTATGCCAATAATGAATTTTATGTTCAAGGGGTTGGAAAAAATATAAATCTAGTTCCTGTTAGAGACCTATATAATGATTGGCAACCTAATACTGTTTATAATGTTGACGAATATTTTGTATACCAAAATGCTTTATATCTGGTATTAATAAATTTTACTTCCGGTGATGAATTTGAATTACCAGGAGTTGGTGTTGGGGCAAATTACGAACTGTACAATAACATCGATTATATCACAATCAGTTTGAACAGTAGAGATTTAAACGATTGGTCAAGATCTAATAGATGGTTCCATCAAGATATAATTTCTATAGCAGCCGAATATAATAATATTGCACCACTATATAATCAAAATTATCGAGCTAAACGTCCTATAATTGAATTTGAAGATAATTTACAGTTGTATAATTTTGGAAGAGAGTTTGTACAGGAAGTTGATTTTTACGATAATGTATTCACAGATGCGTTTGGTGGAACTCCACTTTCTGAATCACAATTTGTTTATAGTTTTGGCGGAACGTCTAATAACAGTTATAGTGATGGTGAATTTATCATTGGAAGAACTTACGAGATTACCAATTTAGGCACCACAACACAAAGTGAATGGAACACAATTGCCGGAACTACTACTAATGTTTATATAGTAGGGGATAAATTTGTAGCTAAAACATCTGGTGTTGGGACAAATAATGGCACCGCAGATTTATTATTTGAATTACAAAATATACCATTAGCCAGTGGACAAACTATAATTTTTGGAAACGATCAAGACAATCAAACTCGTAAAACAATTTATGAAATCAGTATAATTAATTTAGATGGCGATGATGTAATTATATTAACCCCAGTTAAAGAATTAGAAAATTTTCAAAATGTAAAAATATTATTGGGTTCGTATGCAACACAAAATCTACATCTAGATAATGATCAATGGAGATTCAGTCAAAATAAAACCTCATTAAATCAACCACCTTTGTTTGATATAGTGGACGATCAATTTGAGAGTTTATCTGCTAGCAATTTTAGTGAATTTGATGGAAATAAAATTTTCTCATTTAAAGTTGGATCTGGTACAAATGATCCGGTACTAGGATTTCCATTAAGTTATAAAAATATCGGTAATATTGGTGATATTGAATTTACAAATAATTATGAAAGCGATACGTATTCTATTGTAGAAAATGATATTTTAGTTTTAAAAAATGTTAATAGTGGATTCATAGTAAAGAATCTTTCGCTCAGTGAAAGAATTAAATTTAACATATGGGAATATACTAGTCAAAAATCATATCAATACCAACAATATTCTTTAATAGCCGACGGGGTACAAAATAATTTTATTTTTAGTATACCAGTTATTACATTAAACGAAAATATAAGTTCTATTAAAGTCTATTTAGATAATCAATTACTAAATTTTGATCAGTACAGTTATTCAGTGGTCGATGACTCCACAGAATTAGTTTTAAATAATACACCAGCAGCTGGGTCTAAATTAGATGTATTAATCTATAGTGATCAAGTTGATCCTGACGCATTTTATCAAATACCAAATAATTTAGAAAACAATCCATTAAATCAAAATTTTGACTCGTTAACATTAGGACAAATTAGATCACATGCACGAGAAATATTTTCTACAATAAAAGAATTAAAAGGATTAGAATTAGGAGCCAATAATTCTAGAGATATAGATTATTCTAATATCTCGGGTAAAATATTGCAGCATACTTCGTCTACAGTATATCCATCATTATTTTTAACTCATAGACAAGCTAATTTTGTTGATAGTGTTTACTATGCTCAAAAAGAATATAGCAAATTTAAAAATAGATTTTTAGAACTTTCTAAATCAATAAATTATTCCGGTAGTGAAAATATTGCAAGATATGTGGATGAAATTTTACAAAGAATTGCATTAACTAAAAGCACAGATAGTCCTTGGTATTACAGTGATATGGTGCCTTTTAGTCAAGATAAAACTGTATTAAATTATGAAATATTAGATATAGAATCAATTAATTATCAAATTGAAACTATATTTGATAATACAGTAGCAAGCAATAGAGCCATTTTAGTTTACTATAATAATTCTTTGTTATTAAAAGATAAAGACTATATCATTTTACAAAATTTACCGGCGATTCAACTAACTGATACTTTTGATAGACAGTTAGGCGATATACTTACTATAGTAGACTATTTAAATACTGACGGTAATTATGTTCCTGAAACTCCTACTAAACTAGGATTATATCCAAAATTTGAACCTAAAATTTTCATCGATGATAGATATAGTCAAGAACAACAAGTTATACAAGGC